CGTGCATTTGCTGGACTTAAAACGCCAGAAGGTAGAAAAGTCCATTCAATCGATTATGTCAATAAAACAATCGATGGTATTCCTTATATCATCAATTCAAACTGTAAAGCTATTTCTGATAGTAATACTGCAGCTGGAGAATATGGTATTGCTTATGGTGCACTTAAAAACTATGAAGTGCCAGTATTCTCAGCAGTTGAAATTGGTAAATCTACTGATTACAAATTCAAAGATGGCATCATCAGCTACAAAGCATCCGTATTTACTGGTGGTAACGTTGTCGGATATAACGGATTCCTACGTATCAAAAAGAAAGCAGCAGCATAATAGCTAAAGCAAATTAACTAGATAAGAAAGGATTGATTTCATGGCCATACTAGACATTGTAAAAAAAGCACTACTCATACCTTTATCAGAATCATTTGCTGATGACGAGTTGAACACTCATATCAGTAGTTGCAAGGCATACTTAACAAGTTGTGGAATTAATCCTTCTTATATAAATGATGAATCAAATCCCATGGTAAGCACAGTGATTATTATTTATGTGAAGACGTTTTTTGGCTTTAAAAATGATGGGAGTGCAAAAGAACTACCGAAGACATTTGATATGTTGGTAGGACAGATTGCATTAACACAAGGAGTTTCAGAAAATGTATCCTAATTCACCCAATATATCACTTAAACTGCTAACCATGGATTTGGTTCAAAATTCAATTGGTTCTTCAACCTATCAACTTCAACACTCAAAAGAAGTAGTCGGTATCAACTTCAGTATCACATCAAATGAATACTATGAAAGTAAACGATCAGATATTAGAATTGACATTGCCTTAAAGATTCAAAGTTTCTTATATGATAGCAGTAAATATGCTGACATTGCAGGTGACATCTACAAGATTGAACGAACATATCAGATTGGACAGTTCATTGAACTCTACTTAAGTAAATCAAAAATCAGAAAGAGTGATATCATTGGTTACGCTTGATGAACTAGGTGTTGCCATTTCAAATATGGTTGAAGAGTATGCTGAAGACATTATTGGAAAACTTGAAAAGCTACTAGATGAAACGGCACAGGAAATCGTGAAGTATATCAGTACTCATGCACCAAGAAGTGGTGGTTCAAAACCATTCGCTGACTCGTTTGTTGCTGAACCAATAGGTAGTGGTGTCAACAAGACAATTGTGATCTTTTCTAATGAAAAAGGAAAGCTGACACACTTACTAGAGTTTGGTTTTACGCATCGAAGTGGGAAGTATGTAGGACCTAGACCATTCATGCGTCCAGCATATGATTTGCTTACACCGAAGATGCTAGAAGACATCAAATCGATTATTGAAAAAGGTGATAGTTAATGCAGGAAAAATTGGAAGCATTATATGATACTTTGAATTCCGTTTTACCTGGTAAGGTATCTTATGGAACCAGAGTAGGATTAGAAGACGATCCTAACTATATCATCTATCAAGAATTAAGTAATCGATCAATTGTATATGCAGATGATAGAGTAGTTGCAAAGGTAGCAACTTTTCAAGTCAGTTTAATCACTGAAAAGAAGAACTTAGGACTAGAAGAACAACTAGAAGCATCCCTTTATTTTATGGGATATGAATTTGAATTATTATCTGAATTTGTCAATGAAGACAGTTCAGTTAACAGAGTATATGAAATCAAACAGGAGGTTTTTTAAATGAGTAATAAAGTCACATTTGGTTTAACAAACGTACACTACGCACTTGCTACTCAAGCAGAAGATGGAAGTTGGACCTTTGCTACGCCTAAACGTTTAGAAGGTGCACAGGAAATTACAACGGAAGCCATCGGTGGAAGTACACAAGTGTATGCAGATGATAAGGTGATTGCAACATTAGTATCCAATTCAGGCTCTAACGTAACACTTAAATTTACGGAGATTGATGACGTGTTCAAAAAGGACATCTTTGGTGTTCTAGAAGATACAAATGGAAATCTAGTAGAAGTTGTAAATGGCGAAACAAAGACATTTGCTTTAGGCTATGAAATTCAAGGTGATATCAAAGCGAGACGAATTTGGTATTTCTTATGTACGGCTACTCCATCAGGAGATGCAAGTAAGTCGAAAGCTGATTCAATTGAGGCAAACTCAATCACGCTAAACATTACAGCAAGACCAATCGAATCCGGAGACAATCTTATTCTCAGAGTAATCGCGGGTGTGGGAGATGCAAACTATGCAGCATTCCTAACAACAGCGCCAGCATTACCAACATTTATTTAAGGAGATAATCGAATATGGAAAAGACACTTAAACTTGGTGACAAGGATTATCGCCTTCATTCATCACTATTTACGATCATTGACTATCGTAATGTATTCTCAACAGAGTTATTTAGTGATATCAAGAAACTAGAAAAAACGAATATCAAAAAAGAAGATGATATATCGACTGTGATTGACACCATCTTCCGAATTATATATGTACTACATAGACCTTTCAGCAAACAATCCTATAATGACTTCTTGATGTCATTGGATTTTTCTGTACTAAGTAATCAGAGTGAACTGGAAAATCTGACGAATACGATAGGTGAAATGCTGGGTACGTTTCAAAAAGGATCCACACCCAAACTACCCACAAAGAAATGATGATGTAAACATAACAGCGAACATCATATTCAACCTTGCTCATTTAGGAATCTCTATTGAAGATACAAAGAACTTTGACATAAATACCTATTTTGAGATTGTTGAACTTGAAATGAATGTTATTACAGGGAAACAGTCATCAAAAAGAGCAACGCAAAGAGATATAGATAAATTCCTGTTATAGGAGGTGAATATTAATGGCAGAAACAGTCAAAGGACTAAATATCAAACTAACTCTTGATGGTAAAGATTTAGAAAATGAATTAAACGGAATCAAGAAAGAACTCAAGGAACAGAATAAAGACTTAAGAGCGATTAATACCAACCTTCGATACGATAGTAGCAATCTTGATTTATGGAAGCAAAAGCAAACCAAACTAAATGATATCTTGGTTCAAACCAAGAAGAAACTTGAAACTCAAAACCAGGAACTTGATCGCGCGAAAAAAGCTGTTCAAGTCGGTGATATGAGTCAAGAAGAGTTTAATAAGCTCAAACGAAACGTCCAGTACACCGAAGCAGAAATTGCTAAGATGAATGGACAGTTGGAAAAAACATCAGATAAAATCAAACAGCTAAGTAATGCTAATTTTGAAAAGATTGGTAAGCTTGGTTCGACATTAACGAAAAGTGTGACGGTACCTATTTTGGGTGCCGTTTCTGCTTTAACAGCCTTCTCAGTGAAGGCAGCATATACTGCTGATGAAATTGGAGACACAGCTGAGAAGATTGGGTTATCTGCTGAAGCCTTTCAAGAGTGGAATCATACTGCGACCATTTTAGGTGTATCAACTGAAAGAATGGAACGTGCGTTTGTTAAGGTAAATGGTATTCTTGGTGACATTGCAACAGGTAATGGTGATAAGTATGCTGAAAGTTTAGCACTTATAGGATTATCACTTGATGATTTAGAAGGAAAAAATACAGATGAAGCATTCAATCTAATTCGAGATGCTTTAAGTGAAGTAGAAGATGAAGCTGTACGACTTGGTGTAGCTAATGATTTACTAAGTGAAAGAGTTGCAGCTGATATCATTCCGGTGTTAACTCAAGAAGCATCTACAATAAATGATTTAAGAAATGAAGCTAGAGAACTTGGTATTGTTACAAATGAACAAGCAGCTCAAGCGGGTGAGTTTACCGATGCACTAGATCGCACAAAACAAGCTGTATCAAGTTTAGGTATTGATCTAGCAAGTACACTTTTACCAGTTATCCAGGAACTGATCATCAAAGTCAGAGACAATGTAATTCCTACATTGAAAGACTGGATTGATAAATGGAATAATATGGATTCAGGTACAAAAAAAATTATTGCTACTTTGACTGGACTCGTAGCTGCAATAGGACCAGTGTTATCTGTTGTAGGTAAAGTTGGTCCTCTTTTAAATGCTGGATCGATGGCTCTTAAAGCTGTAGGAATATCTGGAATATTTGCTGGAGTAGGAATCAATGCTGCTACTTTAGGTATTGGTGCTCTCATTGCAATATTAGCAGTAGCCTTGTTCCAAAGTGAAGAGTTCAAAGCATTATTAGGAAGGCTTATGGAAACATTCATGCAGTTACTTCCACCTATCTTAGCAATTGTTGATAGTCTCATGACAGCTCTTCAACCAATCCTAGATGTAATCATTGATTTGGTTGTTATGTTAGTCGATCTATTAGTTCCAATTCTAGATGTTATCCTTATGCCACTCATCACTCAGATCCAAATGTTTGCTGACATATTAGGATTGTTAGCACCACTGATTACCATTGTAGGAGAAGTATTAAATGCAATTTTAGTTCCAGCAATTAACGTACTTAAAACAGTACTTGAACCAGTGCTCAATGTTGTACAGAAGATTGTTGAATTTATCCAAAAAATATTTGAGTGGATTGGAGACTTGCCGTCTAAAATAGGTGATTTTGGTGGCAAGGTAAAGGATACGTTTTCAAGTGTGACAGAAGGTATATCAAACATTGCTAATAAAGTAACCGATGGTATAAGTGATTTTGCATCAAATGCAGCTGATAAGGTGAGTGGTTTCTTTGGAGGTATTGGAGATTTCTTTTCTGATACATTTAACCTAAAAGGATCAAGCACAGTCAATAATTCAAACTCAAGTACATCTACAAGCAACACAAACAACATTACTATAAATACAACATCACCAACCTTTGATGTGGATTCCATCAATAAGGCATTAGGAGGTAGTGTGATATGATCAGACAATTTTATCTAGAAAACGAGTATGGCGATATCTATTATTTCAATCACAAGAATCAGACACTTATTTCGCAAGTGAGTGGTTTAGGCTTTTCTTTAGATATGAAGTATTTAGAATATAGCCGATTTTATTCTCGTTCTGAATATAACATTCCTTTGTCGGAGATTACAGAAACGCTTATCTTCTTAAAGGGATATCAGGGATACAAGTCCTTCGTGGATTTCATTAGTAAGAGCAACAAAGAATATAAATTACATTATCAAAACGATGCTTTTAGTGCTTATTGTTATGTGGACATTGCTAGTTTATCAAAAGCGGAGTTAATCGCAGGTACAATTCAAAGCAACATCGTATTTAAGAAGTTATCTCTTTGGCTGAAAGAAAAATCGTATGAGATTATCGCTAATGGTTCATCGAGTGGTAAGGTTTATCCATACTCTTATCCATACTATTATTCAAGTTCATATGAAGGTAAGGTCTTTATTAGAAATGAAGGATTAAATGATGCACCTATTGTTATTGAAATGATAGGTAGTGTGATTGATCCAGAAGTACTAATCAAGAAGAATGGAGAAGTGGTATCGACGTTACGTTTATATTTAACTGCAGAAGATATAACCATTACCATTAACTCTATACCAAGTAAGCAAGAAATGGTACTGGATGAATCAGGTGTTGTTACTGATATATATGGATTACAAGACTTTGAAGAAGACAATTTTATCTTCCTTGAACATGGAGATTATGAAATTGAATTCAAACCAGGCGTAGCTACAGAATCGATTTGCAGGGTGACAGTCCTAGAAGGCTATTTAGGCATATAGGATATGAAACTACTATTTCTTGATCGTAGCACGCTGCAGTACAAAGATAACGCATATGTCAGTAACCAGTTTGAACTCGCACTTGATATGGTACTTATAAAGAGATCAACATTCAAAGTGAATAAGACCAACATAAATTGTACCATAGGAGATATTGTTGTTCTTAAGAATGATGTCTATTCATATATAGGAATCTTAGAAAGTATCGAATTAAATGATGATTACACAACGAACATTAAGTCTCTCGATTTTAGGGAGATTTTTAATTTGGATATACCTGCTACAAGTTTTACAGGTGACCTTGCGGATTATCTATATCAAATAATCACAGACTATTTCAAGAACAACACGGATCAAAAACAGAATCTATCCTATTTGACAGTAAGTAAAGAAACGAGCGTGTCTGGTAGTCTTAGCTTTGAGTCTGATAACATCATTAAAATGTCAAAGATATTTGAACTTGTATCAAAAGGATATGGTATAAGCTTTAGCACCGATGTCACCTATCTTAGAGGACGTATTACTGGTATTATCTTTAGGATTGTTAGCGTCAATCAAGGCATGGTGATTAAGAGTGATTTTTCATCAATCTTGAATGTAGAAACCAATGATTCCACCAGCCAACTTGTGAATAAGGTCGTATATTATCCAAGAAGCGACAATCAAACCTATCAATCAATCAAGACATATTATTTACTTACAACTGGAGAAATCACGGAAGATGGTACTTCAGAAGATAGATACACAAGTGTTATGGCCAAAAGCTATATCTATACCGATAACGATTATGAAACACTAGAAACCAAAGCAAGAAGTGAAATGGTAACATCCAAACTTGATCACAATATAACATTTACAATTGACATGAAAAACAGGGTTTTTATTCCTTTTGAGAATATCTATCTTGGTGATTATGTCTCTTTCATTCATAAGGAGAAAACATACGAATCAGTGATAACAGGAATCAGATTCAAAGATTCAATGAATTATGCAACGATAACGTTAGGAGAATATCGAGTGAAATTAACAGAAAAAATACAACTACTCAGTAAAAATTCAAGTAGTGGTTCAACAAGCAATATCACAATAACCAATACAGATATCGATGGAGGTGAGTTCTGATGGGATTACAAAAAATCACCTTTGAAGGTGGTAATGTCACTTCAAAGATGGATTCCGATTTATATCATTTTCTTTTTTCAAGTGATGTTGGAATCTTAAAAGGATTAAAAAGTGAATGCGGTTATACGTTAGCCAATAACACTATTACCTTCAGTGATGGCTATGTTTCAGTATATGGAAGAATCATATATGTTGAAAATCAGACAACGATCGGAGTAACTCCTGATTCAAGTAAGTATGGATATGTTGTTTTAGGTGTAAATACATCTGATAACACCGTGAGTTTATATCTGAAAGAGCAGACTGGTAGCTATCCCTCACTAACAGTTACCAATCTTCTTACAACTGATGGACTATATGAACTTGCATTATGTGCTTATACGAAAACTACAACATCTGTAACACTAATAAGTTACTCACGAAAGCTGATAAGTAATGATAGAACCAAAGTGGATGATCTTGATGATGAAATATTAAACCGCTATCTGCCAAAAAGAAGAACATTGACTTTAGTAACAGCTGGTACTTATCGATTTTCCGGTACAAGTTCTGTTGAACTAAGAGATTCAATTATCTATGTGACAATCAATAATCATACAGTAGTAACTTTTCCAGGAGAACAGATGTTCTTGTTCGTAGGATCGAATACATCAATTTCATATCGTTATGCATCAAGTGATTATTCACTTAGTGTTGTTTATGAAAATGGAATCGTAACTTTGACAACTGGTAACACAACACATAACATCACAAGTGTGTTTATGAAAAAATAGGAGGAATTTAAATGGCTACAATTCAAATAAAAAGAAGAACAACTGCAGGAACAGGACCGATTACAGGATCGACTGGAACAGTAAAAGCTGGTGAACCACAGGTTGATTTTAATGGTGAACATTTATATATTGCTAAAGCAGACAAAGTAGCGAGTGTTTCTGTACCACTTGCTGAATCGGACTACTTAAAAATACCTGGTGTAGACAAAGTTGATGATCAGATTGATACGAAGATTACTGCATTAAATTTAGGTACTGCATCAACAAAGAACACAGGAACAGGAAGTGGAAATGTTCCTATCCTTGATTCAAGCGGGAAACTAGCAGATAGTGTTGTTCCTAAGATTGCGATGACAAACACATATGTTGTTGCAAGCCAGACAGCTATGCTTGCTTTATCCAACGCACAGGAGGGTGACGTTGCCGTTAGAACCGACTTAAATAAATCTTTTATCTTAAAGGCATCACCTTATTCAACGCTTGCTAACTGGCAAGAACTTTTAACACCAACTGATGCTGTAACCAGTGTTAATGGCTCAACTGGTGCTGTAACGAT